CGTAATACAACTCGTCACCTTGCACTCGAAGCAGGTAACCGTCAGAGGCATCAAACATGCCGAACTCCATCTTGGCGCTGGAGTCACGGCTCATCGAAACACCAAAGCTGGTGCTGACGATGCGGCCTGTCTGATAAGGGAACGCCTGCTTAGTAATTAGAGACGCGATATTGCCGTTGGCCGCAGCTGGCGTAAGAAGAACCTCGGCAGATGACTGCTGACTAATATGATTGACTTGAGTAACCCTAGAGCCGCCAGATGTGACCTCTGTTTTGGCCCAAATATCAGGATCGATGTCAATCAAATTGACATCATCGAAGATCGCTAGCGGTGTTTGAACTCTAGGAATACCCAGCAAGTCGTCACGAACCTGTGACGGAGCTGACAGGTTGTCAAGAATAGGTACAGGACTCTGATCCGATGCAACTACAACCGGAACAGATTTATCGCTGATAGCTTGACCAGCCGGGATAGGAGTTGTCCTACCCGCAGTAATAATAGTTGCGCCTTCTTGCACAGATGACATAGGAGTTGACCTTAGCTTGTAGAATCTCTAGAGATACGAGGAATAACTTCTAACGTGCCTATTGCTAAAGTATCCTCCTGATATAACGATACCGTTCCTATGGTTGCCCCTGCAGAAAAAGCAGGAGTACCGGCAGTAGTAGGCTCAATTTCAAATACTGTTGGGCTAATAATTGCGAGCTTATTTGCTTGAAAATTGACGCCGTCATATACGGATTGTCCCGTCCCAGAAATAAGAATTTGATCTTCAGGTGTAAGTTGATGGTCTGATTGAGTAGTGATACGCACCTTGGAAGAATTAACCCCGCCCGGTGCTGTGAAAGAACTACCGGCAGTGATGCCTGTAATAGTGGCTTGAGCTGTCGAGAAATACTCTCGTAGATCCCACAAGAAAACACCTTGGAGTTCATCACTCGGGTCGGCCGCAGTAGCCAAACCGCTTTGAGTAATTCCACGCTCAGAGTATCCAAGCGGAACATTACGACCCAAAGCCTCAGTTTGACGGCTTGAAAGTCGTAGTGCTAACTCACCTTTAGAAGGATTGATTTCAACAATTCCGAAGCTATCAACAGCGGATTGAGGCGTTGTTGAATCATTGAAGAACCGACGAATGTCAGCCACCAATACAGAATTAGAGTAATCGTAAGGGGTGCCCCACGGTTTTTCGATATTAAGCTGAAGTTCGTCAAAGGTATCACCCTCTCGAACAGTTACAGCAATGTTGTCGAAACTCATATCTACCTATTAAAGAGCTTGTTAATAAGACGCTGCCTCGGAGAATCTTCAGGTGTAGTGATTGGGCCTGGAGAAGGTAGACTCTGCGCTCTATCTAACTTTAGCTGATGTAACTCAACAACATCTTCGTAATATTCAGCATTTAAATTCTTTAGCCGTGAAACCTCCTGCTCAAGAAATAAGATTCTTGCATTTAATGGTTCAGGCGCGACAGGCACTTCTTTAATTACTGTTTTTACTTCAGGCTTGTTTGTATCCTGAAGCTGGGAAATAACTGCATCGCGAGATGTAAGAGACTTTTCGGTCGAATGTTTATACGCTTCAAACTTAGAGGAAACTTGTGAGAGATTCTGCTGAGCTTGATTTAGCTCCTCCTTTAACTCTGTAATTTGATTTAGAGCTGAGGAAAGCTCCGTAGCAAGACGTTTTAACTGAACCTGATCACCAGAAACACCTGACGACTGTGATTCGTCAGGTTGAACTGCAGGCTGAGGAGTTATATCAAGAGACTCGACCGGTGGGATACGCCATCTAAGCGTGAACTCGGTTTTGGTGAAATCTCCTGGCTCTTTAAAAGCAACTAGATATTGAATGCCAGCTGGAGTTGGTTGCAGCTCAAGATCAATAGAACCTTGGCTGACTTTGTAACTCTTCTCATTTTTGCTGGCACCAAAAAATGCTTGAGACGGCTTGATAACCAAGACACCGTCTCGACCATCCTCAAATAGTTTTCCAAAAACGCGAGTCATTACGCGACCTGCCTATAACTTAGAGTTACCCCCACATTTACAGCGCGGGTGACGGTAATGGTGCCGACGCCTGCATCAGTAATATCAACAACGGATGGTGGGTCAAGTGATGCGTTGGCTGCAGATGTTGCGAGCTTGATAGTGTCAGCTGTGTCTTCAACAACAAAGTAAATAGTGCCTGCACTAAGTCCTGCAGGTAAGGTCGTAGTAGCGGAAACTTTGACAGCATCACGGAATTTCAATCCATGAGATTCAATCGCAAGACTGTCGGAAGTGGCATCAACCAAGCGGACCGGTAGTGTCTCCTCAGTGATGACTAGATTCAGCTTGTCGCCTTGATCAGTTTCAAAGAGACCTAGCTCACTGCTAAGAGAAACAGGTTGGCCACCAGATAAATAAAGCTGGCCTGAGATGTTGTCAGTGGCATCGCTCTGGAATTGAACAGAGCAGGGAGCGTCACTGCTAAGCGTATAACTTAAAACCCGCAGTTGAGTCGCTGGGACTGAGGCGATAAGGTCGCCAGAAGTGGTTAGGTCAACAGAGCTGAACTTGACCTCTGTTGAAAACAGATCATGGAAAGTGACGTGTCCGTCTGTTGTAGTGCCGGTGCCCGTAGCTCGAATATAGGCATCGTTACCGTTTGCATCGCGGCCATACAGTGTCATCAGACAAAACTCAAAAAGATAGTGTTCCTAACATCACCAAAATATGTGGTGAAGCCGTATAGAGAAAATGTACCGGATTCAGCCCAGTCGCTTTTAATATCTTCTCTTGTGATAGCTCGTATTCTAACTTTAGCGTCCCCTAAATCTGCTGCCCTGAACTCAGCCTGATTCGTATAAAAATAGCCTTTGTTCACATAAGCATGAAGAATATTGTTATACACCTCGATCTCATATCTTTCAACACTTGAATCAAGTTCTTCACCTCCAAACAAGAAACCTGGCACCACCGCATCACACGTTGCATATGCAGGAAAAGAGGGAGCGTCCCAGGTAATCGTCATTAAATTATTTGGATTAGCAGTCATCAGTCAGGTGTACGAAGTGAAAACGAGATTGACTTAGCGTTGACAGTAAGTTTCCTAGCGTTGGCAAAAGCTTGGCTATATCCACCGCTTTCCAAGGTCGAAGATTCTGTACCGTTTACATATTTAAATTTTGATTTGTCATACTTGATGCCAACTACAGAATAAGTTCCATCATTTTCTTCCTTTACGGATTGAACTCGATACATTGGTTCTTTATCTGATTGACGATTGGGTTTCTCTTTGACCAAACCCCACATATCATTCGTTGTCGGAGTATCAGTCCCAAAAGATCCTTCGATCGTAATAGTACCCGCAGCAGATGCCGCTTTTACTCTATACCGTTTTGCTACCCCGGATTGCCCATAAACATAAACAAAGTAATTATTGGCGTACTCTTTATCAGTAAGTTCTCTGTCAGTAACAAGTTGATTGTTAGCTGCTGATTTAATTCGTCCACCAGATACAAGATTGGTTTTTAGTGGATCAAGGATAAGACATACATCACCCGGCAAAAGTAAAGCACCGTCTGGGCCAACCCTGAAAGAGACTGTATCGGTTGAAAGCGAATTACTTGCAAGCGTATAGCGACCCATACGTCGTGCTTGCTTCTCACTGGTACATCCCAATGCCCGTACTTGAGTCAAGTTGTACCCATAGCGATCAATAAGTGCAGGATCCTCGATCAACGTTTTGCGCTCCTGATAGAAGTCAGAAGGTTCGACATAGCTCACTTGAACCGCCGTCGAGCGTGCTCTGCGTGAGGTGCCCTCATATGTGAAATGCGGTGCTGCTGAATCGCCTGAGTCAGAACCTATGGTGTTTGCAGCAGAGTAAATCCTTATATCACCGTCTTCAGTAACCTCATCATCAACAACTAAAGTTATAAAACCGCCTGCGTAAATGATCTGAGCCTGGAATGTAGAAGCGATACCTCTGAATAACTCCAAAGCATCACAGTCTTTGTTGACATAGCCATTAAACTCAATCTTATTGGTTCTGCAATAGTCTGCAGCTTTCTTGAATGACGCAAGGTCAATATCGTTTATTCGGATGCCAGCCTGCACATAATCAGTATTGTCAATCGTGTAAGCCCTGGAGCCTGCTCCATAACGTGGGTCAGTTAACAGGCCTAAAAGCACATAAGCAGGATTATTACTGTACGCGTACTTGACTTTTAAACTGGACGTTAATGTTGGAACTTTAATACCTTTTAAACGTACTTGAACTTTTGGAAAACGAGAAAATTCACCGGCTCTAAACTTAAGAGCAAGCAGAGAAGAGAATGGATAAACAAGTCGTTCAGCCCAAGTAACGTCCGCAGAGACCCAAGACACTGAACTCTTAGTCCATGAATACTGACGCTGGCCACTACTACCAGATGTTGTGACTGGACCTTTTGGACCTCTTCGATCAACCCTAGAGACTTGTATGGAAATTGGAAAGGCTATAGGTCTGGGAACACTGGATGGAGCATCTTCCAATCTGAAGACGTACTCATGCAATCTGGTTGACGTTTGCTCTTCGTAAATTAAAGGAGCTAGTTCAAAATCATTATCAGAATTTTCAACTATTCTTTGAATTGTTTCTGTATTGGCGATTTCATTACCGTTGCCATCCAAAATTCTGATGACCATATGTGTGGGGTTGTCAGCACCTCCACCTCCTTCAGGCTCTGTATATTCTCGATAGTTTTGTTCTGAACCGTCAGCATCACTTCTTGTTCGAGATTGAAAACAAGGTCCAACAGAAAGTCGAACACGGATAGTGTCTGCTTCTTTCTGCGTGAATGATCTGGTTATCGAAGTGTTGGCGACAAGGTCATCATCCCCGTCATAGTCACCTCCCTGTGCATTAAAAGGAGCACCGACAGAAATGCTGAAACCCGCCGACTTGACATTCTGAATCCGTTTTGTCGTTTGGGTGCCATCTGTCAATTCAACATTCGTTAAAACACTAGACCGCGCAGCAAGACCGTCTAGATACAAATCATCCTCAACCTTGGAGGGATAGCCTGTAATGACACCTTCAGAAACAAGCCCCATGAAATGACCCTCATTGTCTTTGATATAAGAAGCAATGACAGGCATGTTTGAAACTAGATATTCTCCAAACAACAACGGTATGGCTTGGCCGTTTACAGCTGTTGGAGCAGCGCCGCCTGAAATGGCATCGTCTGCATCGCGTCCTTCAGCAATGTTTTTGGTTCCAGTAGGTGCCCCTGGAGCAAATAGAGATGCAACACCTGTAAATATCAGACCTAGGCCTAAAGACATCGAGGCGGTTTGAACACCGGCCATAAACGAACCTGCCGCGAAAGTTGCGCCAAAGCCTGTCATCGCAAAAGCAACCAACGCGACACCGGCCAAAATGCCTAAAAAGCCGCCACTTTTACCGCCTAACCCAAATAAATGGCCAGTAATTACCGGTACTAGCGTGAAAGACTTACATCCCAGCTCAAGATCGCTGTATGTAATACCCTCGTCAGAATTGGACGTGACTATTTGGAAGAAGATGCCCCGCTCATGTGCAGCAGTAAGAAATGTCCTAAAGCCCGGAATTAGCTGACATAAAACCCTGATCGCTTCATTGGGATTACGAACAGCAAACCTATGTGATGCACCAAAGCGTCGGGCAAGCTCTCCTGCAAAAGTTATATTCATCATTGGCCTAAGACATTCTCAAAAATTGTTTTTCCAACTTGTGGACAGAAACGCTCTAACCTATCTTTTTCAACGACATATACATAGGACGTAAGTCTCAGATTAGTTGCGACTGTAATATCGTGCTCACTAAAACCATTATCACCTATTGGGTGTGAGTGGTAAATGATGTCAGGCAAATAGGTCAAATAATCCCTTGCATCAATAACAAAAGATGTCTCAGGTTTATCAGAGATGTTTTTTAAAGGGATGACCTTAGAACCTTGTATAAAGCCGCAAGCCTCTTTGCTTCCTTCCTTTAAACAGGCTTTTGCAATATCAATATGTAACTGCGACATATTTATCGTGCGGTCGGAAATCCACCAAATCGTAAATCAGCATCATCACCAAAACGTTCTTTGCACTGAGCCAGTGTTTTCCCGCACTTACTAAAATTACTATTGGTATTCAGGCAGTCAGGCCCCTTGAAAACAAAAGGACAATAGTTGCTATACATCCTCCTGCGCGGGTATCGGATACCTTCCACGTCAAATATAGAAGCTAATTCATAGACACAATATTGGTTGTTTTCCTCCATTTTTCGGTTAAACATCCAAATGTCAGGCTGGAAATGGGCGTCAGCACTAAAAGTCGGGACAGGAATGCCGTCAACCTCAGCTAAAAACTTGGCATACGTTCTTGTTCTAATTAGCCTAAAACCTACAAAATCATCAAAGTCTTTATTCAGATCAGTAAAACTCGCATCCATATTGCTAAACGTCACCTTGGGTTGTGGAAGTTTGTTTGACCCATTAATCTCAAAACCGTTTACACTCATATGAAATGGTCGATATGTAACCAGCTCTTCAGGTTTTCCAGCAGGTATATTCGCGTAGGCAACAGATTTACCATTACTTTGGTTAGCAGGAACCATGTTTATCGGGCCAGCCCAGTTTTTTGTTGTAACCGATGATCCAACGTCAATCGTAAACAGATCAATAGAAGCATCACTTTTTAGCGCAGCCATTATGTAAGCCCTCTGGTCTCTTTGATCAAGTCTGCTGGTAAGTCTTCTGGACGGTTATAAGAAGTATTTGTTCCCTGAAAATCCTTCCAAGGGAAGTCTGGATCATTACTGAAATACAAATCGGAAACTAGCGGACCTCCCCCTGCTCCGTTATACGCCTGTAGTGCAGCATCGTAGGCATTAATCAACGGCCTTACCTGATCCTCGTAGGCATTACCCGCAGCATTCATCACTCCGAGTTGACGTGAGCTGTATTGACCCTTGGCTTGCCACGCATATGGAACTTCTCCAAACCCTTTGAATACATCGTAAAATCGTGTTTTAAATATCCCTCCATCTTCGTCTTCCTCATTGACATAAAAATCTGTGGAGGACGTACTGGTGGTGTGAAACGCTTTTAAACCTGGATACAAAGGGTCAATCGAACCTTTACCTCTACCTGTTTGATAAGCCAACACGTCATTAGCAGTTCCATAAACTGCCCCGTCTTCATCATCGTCAATAACGACGTAAAAACCTGTGGCGTATCCATCAGTGATACCAGAGAACCCAAATTCGTCGTGGACATACCTGATGGAACCAGTGGCTACATTCCTAGGTGGATTTATATTGTTGAACGTGGATTTATATTCGTAAATAGATACGTTAATAAAATCCTCGTATTTTTCCTCAACCTCAGATGCCTTTTGGCTGAACCCATCAAAATCAAGTTGATTGAAAACTTCCACACGACTATCGAAAAAAGCATCCTCTGCACGATCAATATCCTCAGCAGCCTGCCTGAGTGGGCCAAATAAAGGATTTGCAGGATCCAAGCCCGCTAGAGAAACTTTTTCGTCGTAGTACCTTCCCATAACAATGCCAACTAATTTACAAACGCTTCTCTAAGACCGAATGAAAATCTATACTTATCCGCAGCCGGTAGGTAATCGACGCTGTAGGTATTATCAACCAACCGAAAGTGAACGCCTTCCAGCGTACTTATAAATGGTTGCAGAGATTTAATCAGGAACGTATCGCCTACACAAACAGCGTCCAGAGCTGCTTTAAATGTCTCATATTGAGAAGAACTAAAAGGAATCGTAGTGATGTTGTACTCGCGAACAAGGCTGTTTATACCATCAGGAGCGAGCTGTTCATAGCCATCGCCATAACCAAATTTCCGCACTCTATGGTTATGCTTTTCTTCAACACCTAAAATTAAGTCAAGGGAAAGATCAAGCGCCATAATTAACGTCCTGAATAAAGGAGCCCGCCAGACCGACGCTCATCCATAATTACCTTTCTAACTGCTGTATCAATCGCTCTGCCCAGTTTAGCGGGACCATCTGGATCACTATTACTATCATTGCCCTCATTGTTGATGTTTACAGTGACGTTGCTAGTAATATTTCCTCCCCCGGCAGCTCCCTTCATATCAACCGGAATGGCTTTGCCGTTAGGCAGCGGTACGACAGCCTCATTCATTCCACCTTCACCGATTAGAGCGTGAGTAGGACTTTTTACGATTCCTCCGTTAGCGAATCCAGTGGGTTCTGAGAAGGTTGGGAATTCTGGAATCAAATTGAAACCTTCCGCTGGAGCTGCACCCCCGCCACCTGTACCGGGCAATAGATTTAAGGCAGCCTTGAGCATTCTGATGATGATTAGCTTTGCAATCATTTTTGATGCCATTTGCAGGAACGCCTCACCGATTGATTTGAAGAACGATTGGAAACCTTCCTGAATCGTCATCGTTCCCTGCAACACACCCTGAATGGAGTTGGCAAGCGCACTGTCAACCGTAGAGAGCATTTCAGTCGTCCTGGCTTTGGTATCCGTGACGTATTCCATTGCATTCGAGATGTAGTCACCAATAGCTTGATTTACACCTCCCTGTGAATCCTGCAGATCATCAAGCGCAGTTTTTGCACCCTCGGCTGCTTCGCGTATTCGTTCGATGGCAAGTGCATATTCCTCAGCGTGCTGCGGTTTTTGCTCCATTGCTTCGACAAGCACCGCCTCAAGAGATGCTGCATCTCTAGTGATCCGTGCTTGCTCAAGCTGCTTCTCGATCATTTCTGGAGAGAAGCCCTCCAGTTGCAGTCGATTCCGTAACTGCAACTCAGCTGTTTCTTCCTTAAGGGCCGCTGCACGCTCGCGGAAAGCTGCAGTGGACTTTGCAAGCATCGTCTGAAAATTATTTGCTTGGAAGGTGCCGATGTTGTTCCTAAAGCTCGTCCGCCTGTCTTGCGCCCCTGCCAGCTTGGCCTCCTCCCTGTCGAGGTTTCCTTGCTTCCTGGCTCTGTCTACCTCCGAAGAAGCTTCACTGAGTTCTGCTCTTGCTGCTTTAACACGCATCTCGGCTTCACCAACGGCAGAATCCAGACGGTTTAGTTGATCCTCGATGGCGGTGTTTTGAGTCAGATACGCATTGATGGTCTCCTGCTGTGCCCTTGCTGCACCGCGTAGACCCGACAACACAAGGTCTTGTTTCTCCTTCTCCAGACGTTTGTCTATTGCAGAGTTGAAGTCTGCAAGCTTCCGATATTCGCGAGCGGCTTCCTGGACCAGCCTGCGACGGTTGGCAGATTCGATCTTCGCCACTTGAGCGGCAATGTCTGCAGGACTGCGACCACCGCCAGACCCTTGGCGATTCCTAATAAGGTCTTCAGCGGTGACAAGTTTGCCTTTTTCAATACTTCCCTTACCCGTGCCTAGTAATTTACGAGCCTCCCTGAATGACTCGGCGGCAGCGAAACGCTCTGCTTCAGCTTCCTTTAGTGTTTGACGCCGGCTCATGCCCTGCTGGCCAACATTGACGATCTTGCCTCTTCCTGCTCTTGCATTAATTACATCTTGTTCACGAGCCCTAAGCGCCTCCTCAGCCTTTCTAACGGCTGATTCTGGATCAAGTCCCATGAAGCGATTGAACGCTTCAATGCCAGCGTTAATCGCGTTGACAATCAAAGCAAAGGTTGTCTGGAACGCTGCACCTATGGGTTGCAACATCGCACCGATGCTGCGCTGCAGCCGATCAAGCGCAACTTCTAAGCGTTGGCCCGCTTCTTCTGGACCTTCTGAAATCGCCTTGGCGTCATCCTCAAATTTATTTAGAAGATCACCTGTAAATTTGACAAAATCGGCAACAGATACCGTGCCTTCTTCAAGCCTTTTATCGAGTTCGGCTGTCGTCAACCCCATCGATTCAGCGAACATTGCGACGGCCCCAGGAAGCCTTTCACCGATTTGTCCGCGTAATTCTTCGGCTGAAGTCTTACCCTTTCCGAAGATCTGAGTGGCCGCAAGCAGGATTCCATTTGCCTGTTCTTGACTGCCTCCTAGGGCTTTATTTGCTGCAATTAACCCTCTAAAAGACTTCTCAATATCATCAGATTCGACCCCTGAAGCCTTAGCAGACGAAACAAACCTTGTGAACTGTGTTGTAGCTGTTTGGAGCGGAACATTAAAGTCACTAACGACGCGCTTAATTGCTTCAAACGCTTCAGGAGCACCTGCACCTAAGACACCTGCAAGTGCTCGGCGCATCCGGGTTGTTTCTGCTGCAGCAACAGCAGCATCATTGGCGTACTGAGCCGTGGCCTGAATGAATCTCTCAAGGTCTTGAAGCAGACGGCCCGCTAATGCAGCAGCCAGACCAGCAATGCCGCCAGTCAGGGCCGCAGCACCTGCGCCCATCATCCCCGCGCCGCCGCCTGCTCTACCTAATAATCCCCCTAGTGCTGCGCGTTTACCTGTGTTGCCCCTGAACCCCCTCATGGGAGCTGCAGGGCCTATGGGTCTACTGAACTGTGTAGAACCTAAGAGCTTTTGTGAGTTGGCAACATCTTTAAGTTCTTTCTCTAGACGCCGGGCGCTAGTTACACCTCTATCAAGAGCCTCGTTTAACCTGACGTGTTTGACAGTCAGCTGAGCGACTTTTAAATCGACTTGCGCTGTATCTAGTCCTGCCTTTACGAACCTCTGCTGTTCAAGGGTGGCCTCACGCAGCTCATTCGAAACCCTTTGAATTGACTTAGCAGTAGTTACATTCGCTCTACGTTGTCGCTGGAGATTTTTCTGTGCAGCCTGTGGGTCAGCTAAAACTTGAGATCGGCGGATTTTACTTAAATCAATCCGATTTAATTCGCTTAAAGTCTTTTGGTATCTTTTTACCTCTAAGGCTGCTTTCTTAAAGGCTCCTTCAGCTCCAGCAACCTCAGCAGATAGTTCCTTGAAAAATTCCTTATCTTTACTTCTTTCCTGGACATTTGGAAACGCCTTTATAGCGTTTTTAAGAACATCAAGTCTTCGCTTTGTCCTATCTACTTCCTCTGAAGCCGAGCTTAAAGATTTTTGTTGTCTTTTGGTAGCTTTATCAACAGCATTTGCAAGATCATTGGCAAGCTTCGCAGCTTGAGCCAGCTCACGCTTATACTGACGGCTATTAACTGTAAGATTATATTGAAAGAAAGCCTGAGCCACAGTTAATCCCTGCCGTATTTTTAGTTTATCGCTAACCTATTAGTTTCTTAAGCGAAGCAATAACGTGAATAGGCAACTTGCGATTCTTGATTAAAGTCTTGAAGACTTCGTTTGTCTCATCCATTGATCTTGCATGTTCAGGATCAAGCGGGAATGGTAGTAATTTGTCGATCTCTGGTGGCTTAGCGTTGCTTTTACTGCCACCAAAACTCTGCGCTATTCCGATAATAATTGCAGTTAAGCGAGCAGTGCTAATCGAATAAATATTAGCCATCCGCTTATCGCGGTCACCCGCCAACCTGATGACCTCATAAATCGCTTTTGTAGGTAGGCGTAGAAACTCTTCCTTACTCAGCTCGCTGCCAGCAGGAGTCGCTTTGAATTCTGTATAGATGTTCAATAGGTCGAGCGGAGAGGTTGCTAGATAGGCCCTGAAAGCCTCTATACGGGCTTGAGCAACCTCAAGGGTCAGTTTCCCTCAGAAGCCTCCTCATCGTCCTCAGAGGGCCACCCGTTGCGCTCCCACTCAACGAATTCATAGACACTGTCCAACAGGACGGAAGGCATACAACGTGTGTCGTCAATCGTCCAATCTGTGAGCACCACCCACTTGGATTTTTCCTTGATCTCTCCCCTGTAACGGATGAACAGCGTGACGGTCTCAATTTTTTGCTCAGACAGTGTCTGGCCTTTGGTTTGAATGTCCGCTAGCTCATCAACATAATCGAAGAGAATTTCCTGATTGCCGTCCACGTCGGACAAGGCGTCTAGGGCTTCCTGAACACCGATGCCCCGTTGCTTTGATACGTCGCGGGCAATTTTCAACAGCGCATAAGTGTTGCGGGCTTGACGACGACCAACCTCTTCAATGCCTTCCGCTTCTCCCGCAACTAGATCCTTGTAAATCGGAAACCTAAAGGGGGCGATGTCGTAATACTCTTTCTTCCCGAAAAAGGCCTGTGAATACTTACTCATGTTATGAAAAATGATGTATCCGCAGCAACCATCTCAACGTCTTGGTCGGCCGCGTTGTTTGGAATTTCTATGGTTAAGCTAACACCTTCTGAAGACAAAAGTTTCATAGGCGAAGCGGAAAAAGGGGCGATATAAACCGCCCCTACCTCTAGGATTTCACCTTTGATTTTACAGTTGATGAAATATGACTTTTCGTCTGAAGAAACGAATAGATCAAGCGTAGACATCCAGCTTGTTAGTTTGGTTATCAAACTCACCTACAAAAATCTGGCCGCGACTCTGGAAGGTGAATGAATACTCAATAACACCGTCGGAGGCTGCAGATTCAGATGTGTTTGTCACACAAGCATTAAAAGCACGGACGTTGTACTTGTGATTACTAGACTCCAGACCGAGATAGGTCAGAACTTCAACGTACAGCTCACGGTCGGGATCATTCTCTGACTTCATGATCATGACTAGAGCGTCATCAATCGCTTGGCTAGCAGAGCCAGAACTAAGCTGCTGAATGAAGAAGGCCGTGCAAGCCAACTCACCGGCCATAGTGACGCCAACACTGTCACGGAAACCGTCGTCACCCATCAGGAAAAATTCCTGAGAAGTAGGTGCAGGGGTGTACTCAGCGGTTGTCAGACCCTTAATGAATTTTGTGTTTGTGTAGTTGCTACCCGGAATGGTGTAAGCGCCGTTTGGATCGCCTGCACCATGAGATGCAGGAGTAGCGCGGGCACCGCCTGTTTCTGAAATGCGAACAAGTCGATCGCGCCCTTTAAGGAATGCAGATCCTGGAAGTTGAGCCATGATTAGCCTATTTCAGTGTGGGTTAAATAGTCGGGGATGGTTACCTTCAGTGTCTCAAAAGTAATGTCTGTTTGAGGGGTGTGAGTAACTTCCTCAATGTCAGGAAACGCCTGAAGTAAAAGCAGCCGTAGTGGTGCCAGGCTTTGTGTTGTGTCGTAACTTGTCAGAGTTACTGTCCACAGTTCCTGTATAAAAACAGCCTGGGACATAGTCGGAGTGTTCCTATTGACTGGGACTTCATCGATGACACATTCAGTGCCGATAATTGTCCAGTCCTTTGGAACCTGCTGTGTACCCCGAACCCAAAGGGCAGGGGAAGTGGAGCCGTCTGGAAGGTTGTAAGTACCTAATAGCGATCCAATAATAGAGTTAACAAGACTGCGTACTTGAGATACACTAGCCATCTATCTCTCTCCTAAGTATATCTGCAAAGTATTCTTCGATGTTTGCCTGTTTAGGGGCGTCCCTAGTCCATGGCCTGTCAGGATATTCAGTACCGTCAAGGAACTGACCTCCGTTGTGGACTATCGCGGAGTAATCAACTTCCCACGTCCACTTGACACTGTATGGATCAATTATTTCCTGTTTTTTACTATTTTTTAGATCACTGGTATCAACAATGTCACGGGGAGATCCAACAGGCGGACGTGCTTTACGGACAGTAGTCCCACGCTCCCATGGCCATTTACTTTTATCTATCTCCTTATCAAACTCATTGCTTAAAAGATCTGCAGTCTTCTCTAGTGCTTTTTTGACGGCACTGTCAAAAACGCGGGGGAGCAAATCAGGGGGAACATTGATCCTTGACATTCTTACGATGCAGCACCAGTTTGTTCAAATACCGCAGTAAAATCCTGGAATTGTGAAGCTCGGGCAAAAACAAGAGTGTTAGAACCCAGATCCAATAAACGTAACTTTCCTGATACGCCATTAATCGTCGCGTCAGCAACCATTCCAACCTTGATCTTATCGCTGAATACTGCTGGTTCTAGTAGTTTTCCAAAACAACGAGTTTCAATTTCGTTGATACCTTCTTTGTTTTCAGTGAATTTATTTTTTAATTGGACACTACAAGCATAGGTTTCATTCGTAGTGTTCTGCACCCTATTCCCTGTATTAGGGTCAACGGAGAAAGAAGAATAAATAGGGAAAGAAAGACTTGCGTT